CGCTCCTCTGCGGCAACCCGAGCACCAGTGTCGGCGTGACTACCGAGGAGAATGCGACGTGCCTGACGTGTCTACGGGTAGCGGGGGTGGCCCATTGGCGAGCCGCGCAGGCGGCATGGGGCAGGGCGGCAGACCTGCGGAGGGAGCGGACACCCGTTTCGGCGCCCCTGTTTGCGTCACCGCCCATTCAGCAGTTCGTCGTTACCAAACTACCGTATCCAGATCCGAAGATGGTAGTCATCCGCTACAACTACGTCATCGATCCGCGACCGGAAGGCGCGGAAGGAGTCTCATGTCCCTAATCCTCGCCCACCACACCCCCAAGGGCGCTGTCGTCGTTGCCGACACCCAATGGCAAGGCGACCCCGCCGGCATGGCTCACTTCGCTCCGAAGATCCACCTCGTCAAAGACTGGATCGTCGGGTTCGTCGGCTCCAGGATGCCGGCGCAGTTGATCCTTCGCGCGCTGCCCATGTCCATCTACGGCCCGGAAAACGCCCTCCTGTCTGCCTTCAAGGATGTCGTACCGCTGTGTGGCCCGACCGAGCCGCGCAACTTCCCGAGCACCGGCTGCGACGTCATGGTTGTCGATGCCCGCGGGATCGTGTGCATGGACATGAACGGGGTCATCCGGAACGGCAGCGGGTTCATGGCCATGGGGTGCGGAGAGCAGTACGCGCAGGGGTGGTGGGACGCCCACGACGACAACCTTCCGCCGGAAGTGACCATGGTCCAGTTGATGACCGAGGCCAAGCACCACTTCCCCGGTATCGGTGGCGAGACGACCGTGTTGCGGATGAGCTGGCCGTGAGCCTCGTCCTTCCCCGCCGCGGCGCTCCACCCGAGCCGCCACCGCTCTCCCCATGGGCCAGCCCGGCACTCGCCCGTGCCCGCATCGCCATCAACCGCCTCTACCACCACGCGACCCACAAGCCGCTCGCCCCCGCCAGCGACGCGGACCTTCTCCGCATCGCCGCCCTCAACGACCTCACCGAGGCGGAGAAGGAGATTGGGGAGATGCGGCGGATCTACACCAAGGCCGTGAAGGAGAAGGAGGAACAGCCCCGCTTGACATAACGACATCCCCGTGACACGCTGTCACGCATGGCAACCTCCCCGCTCTCGCTCCTCCCGTCTGCCACCGGCGCTGCCTTCGAGATCACCGACCGCCACGAGCGGTTCCGGCAGACGATGCGGCGCTGCGTGGAGCTTGGCAAGTTCTACGCCGACGACTGGTGCCACGCGCACTTCCAGGAGTTCAAGGAGGTCGTCACCACGCGGGAGTACGACGACTGGATGAAGATCAAGGCGTTCGAGGATTGGTTCTCGGACGGCGCCATCCGCAAGCGTTCGGCCCTGGAGATCGCGCTGACCCGGCGTGCGGCGGAGGGCGCGACCGCGGCAGCGTTGCAGGACGACAACCCCGCCGTCCGCCTCCGGGCCGCGTCGAACATCCTCTCTGCCAAGGACACCGCGCCGGCAGAGGGGTCAACGGCGAAGCGTCGTGGCGCCGCGCTGGCTGAACTCCGCGGCGGCAAGGCGTCTACCGGGTGACCCAGGACGAACTGGTCGAAATCGTCAGGGATCCTCGACCCGAGCGGTTCTGGTCCTACCTGCGCATCGAGCCCCGCGAAGGTGGGGAGCCGATCCCGTTCACCAACTTGGTGCCCGAGCAGTTGGACATGACGGAGAAGCGCCTGGGGTACCAGGACAACTTCTTCCTCAAGTCCCGCAACGTCGGCGCCGGCCTGCACACGCAGGCATACGACTTCTGGTACGTGTGGCGTCAGGCGTGGATGGGCGTGCCGATCAACACGTTCATCACGTCGCACGCCGACGAGACCTACGAGCGCCACATCCAGCGCGTCGTGGACCTCAACGACGGCCTGCCCATCGAGATGCAGCTGGAGAAGGGCCGCGTCAACGCGCACCAGTGCCAGTTCATCGTCCCCGGCACCCGCCTCATCAGCGAGTTCCGCGGCGCTACGGCAGGGGGCAAGCGAGGGCAGGGCCGTGGGTTCACCTTCCAGCGGTGGCACGGCACCGAGTTCGCCTACTACGACGAGGGAGAGGTCGTCGTCCAGTCGGTCACGTCGGCGATGCACAGGGGGCCGCACCGGTCGGTGACGCTGGAGACGACGCCGAACGGGCCGAACGGGTACGCCCCCAAGCTGTTCGACAAATGGGGCAACTCCACGACGAAAAACGCGTCGTTCTACTCCTGGACGATGAACCCCACGCACTCCTCCCCGTTCCGCCCGGGGGTGACCGCAGAGGCGTTCTCCGCCACGCTGACGGAGGCCGAGCGCGCCTTGGTGGAGAAGGGCGACCCCAAGTACCGGGCGACCCTCAACCAGATCGCATGGCGCCGTGAGAAGTTGGAAAACGGCAACGAGGACACGTTCCGGACGGAGTACCCGTTTACGGTGGACGAAGCGTTCGCCGACTCCGGGGACCAGTTCTTCCGCAACGAGCAGTTGAAGCGCCTGATCTTCAAGACCGAGGGGAAGGACCCGGTGGGTTGGCGCATCTACCATCCCGTCCAGCCCGGCAAGGAGTACGCGATCTCCATCGACATCGGCAACGGGTCCGGTGACGACGGCGACGACTCCGTGATCCAGATTTTCGACTGCCGCAACGTCCAGTGCGCGGTCTACAGTGACAACACCACGGAGCCGACCGCGCTGGGCGACATGGCCTACGACACCTGGCTGGCGTGGAACCAAGGTGTCATCCTGTTCGAGGACAACCTGATCGGCAAGACGACGCGCAAGCGGTTCGAGCAGTTGGCTGGCGGGGAGTTCGCATACCGTGAACGCCGCGGCAAGACCGGCGATCTCAAGCCGTTCATGACGTACGGCAACCAGAACGGCGGGAACAAGGACGAGATGTTCGCCCACGCCAAGCACATGCTCGACACGAACCGCGTCACCATCCTCGACCGAAAGACCGCGCGCCAACTGCTGTCGATCCGCCGGCAGCGCGGTGGCGGCATCGCGGCGCCGAAGGGATCGCACGACGACCACGCCACAAGCGCCGTCTACGCCATCTGGGTGACGAAGAACCTTCGAGACGACACGGTCATCCGGCTGGCGGAACACATGCGAAAACATTATGACAAGTCAGACCGGCCTCTCCGCCGGTACGGAGTCGCATGATCCCCGACCGCGAGATGCCGCCGGAGCAGGTTCTCGCCGAGTTTCGCCGGTGGGAGAACCGCCAGCGCGCCCGCAAGAACACCGACGACGCCATCACCGCGTTCTGGATGACCCGCTACTGGGGCACCCTGGGCGGGATCGTGAACACTGGTCGCTACGGCCCCGACAGCGACGCCGGCTCCGAGTGGATCGAGGTCAACCGCATCGGCGCCTACGTCACGGGCTACCAAGCGGCGCTGCACGACCCCCGGATGAAGGTCAAGATCGGACCCGACCCCCAGGGCCGCGGCAACGCGAAGTACGTGAACCACCTTGTCAACCAGTGGATCCTTCACGAGCAGACCGTCAACGTCACGCACGACGCCGACCAGATCGCCATCATGCGCCCCGGCGTCGGCTACTTCGTGAGCTTTGACGAGACCGACCCCGACGTGGTGAACCGGATCTCGCTCACCGCCGTCCCGTGGCGTGAGCTGATCGTGGACCACGACGTCGGCACACTCAAGGAGCAGCGGTTCATCGCCAGATGCGCGTGCGTCCCCCTGATGACCGCGCGCCGCATGTTCCGCGACCAGACCATCAAAGGCCGCCCCCGTCCAGCCGACATGGGGTCCGCCTCCTTCTCGGCGCTGAACGACACGACCCCCTCCGATACCACGGTGGACCGCATCGTCCGCGTGTTGTCGGTCATCAACTTCAAGGACCGCTACTACGAAGGGGAGGCCGACAAGGTGACCGGAAAGCCGGTGCCGGGGTTCGAGCCGAAGGACGCGCAAGAGCCCACGTCGCTCACACCCGCCATCCCTGCCACCACGTCGTCCCTGGGCAGGCTTGAGTGGTACCTGCCGGACGAGGATGACTCCGCCTGCCCGCGCAAGGTCATGCCCTTCCCCACGCGCGACATGTCGTTGCGCCCGGTGAGCCCGCTGATTCCGCTGACGTACCTCAACCTGGACGGCTGCCCGCTGGCGGGGATGTCCCACGTCGAGCGCGTCATTGACCAGTTCCGCGAGACGGACATCGTCCGGTCCCGTCAGGCGACGTCGCTCCGGAAGGACACGGTTCAGTTCCTCGTGCCGGAAGGGCTGCTTGACGACAAGGCCGAGGACCAAGTCCGTATGGCGGTCTACGGCGCCTTCCTCAAGTACAAGCCGGAGGATTTGAAGGGAAAGGACATCGGCCAGTTGATCACGGCCATGCCCATGCCCAACATGGTCTACCAGCACCAGTCCTACCAGAACGTCATCGACGCCGACATCCAGGGGTCCAAGATTCAGGCCCCGTCGCAGTCGGGGCAGATCAGCGGCGGCTCCGCGACCGAGGTGCTGGACGCCATCAGCACCGGAACGTCCGAGATCGAGATGCTCCGGACCCGGAAGCGCGCGGCGCTTGTGAAGGTCGTCCGCGCGTTCATCTGCATCCTGGGCACGTCCCTTGGCGCCGCCGGTGGGGACGCCACGATCAAGACGACCATTGACGGGGAGGAGTGCGAGATCACCCGCCTTGACCTGCTCGGCGACTTCAAGATCGAGATCGAGGCCGGAGAGTCGTCCACGCAGGAGGAGCAGCGCAACCTCCAGGCGTACCTCATGTTCATCCAGGCGTGGCTCCCGCTGGCGGAGAAGGTCGGCCAGGGGGACGAGGTGGCGGCCGTCGCCATAGACGAGTTGGTGAAGCGCGCCAAGATGCCGGCGCAGTTCACCTCCGAGGCGATCCTCAAGCGGGTGCAGACAACCGCCGGCAAGCAGGTTCCGAACGGACCCGGCGCCGGATCTGCGCTCCCCGGTCAGGGTTCAATGCCGCCGGTCGTTGGCGGCGAGGAAGTCACCCCAGGCGGGCCGCAACCGGAGACGGAGCAGCCCATGGACAACCAGTCAGGAATCGCCCAAAACGGCGTAGCGAGCGTATAACGTGCCATTCTACGATTTCAGGTGCCAGGAGTGCGGTGACGAGTTTGAATTGCTGCGATCGATGTCGCAGAGCGACGACCCTGCGGCGTGCATGCGTTGCGGTGGTGAAACGAAAAAGTTGATGGGAATGCCAGCCATCCGCATCGCCAAGACCAACTTCGTGGACCACTCCACCGGCATCCGCTTCAAGACCGAGGAGGACTGCGCGATTTACTGCCGCCAGAACAACCTCTCCGACAACGAGCCGGGCCGGTTCTCCGCCGAGGCCGCTATCCGCGAGCAGGCCGACGCCGAGGCCCGCGACGAGGCCGAGTTCACCGCCTACACCGACAAGTTGCAGAACGACCCCGACTTCGCCGAGGTTCGACGCCTCTCCGACGCCGGCTTCTTCCGTGACCGCGCGCTGGCGCGTGCCGCGGAGAAGGGCCACAACCCCGCATCGATCGATCACAACCTCATCGCAACGGCAACTCCATGACGCCTCCCCCCGCCCCTCCCCCGGCCTCCGAAGGCCCCACCGTCGATTCCGTCATGAGCAAGGAGAAGGAGGCCGTCGCGTCCGCCGTTTCCGCCGCTGCCGGTGAACCGCCCCAGATGGCCAAGGTCGTCGGCGTGGCGCAGGTCCAGCAGCTCGTGGACGCCATGGACGCCGCAATGGACGCCGTGACGGGCGGCGCCGGTGGGCACATCCCCTACGCCCCGCCGAACCGGAGCCAGTCGGTGAAGACCCCGCTGCCCAAGGAGGTGTGGGATCCCCTGTTCGCCATGGGCAAGTCCATCGAGATGCTGGCCAACGCCCCCGGCGGCGAGGTCCTCAAGGGCTACGTGTTCGACCCCGTAGCCGCGGCTGACGGTACCAAGATGGCCGACACCGCCGCCGTCCTGAACCGGCTGTCCATGGACAAGAAGGCGACCGAGTTCATCAAGGAGCAGGCGGTCAAGGCCGCCGCCGCGCAGGTCCCCGGTGAGGAGACCATGGAGCCCATGGACGACGTCACCGAGGAAGAAGCCGCAGAGCCCCCCGCCCCCCAGTCCTGACGAGGTACGCGTGCCCGACATCACTCCTTCGCCCGCACCCGAAACCGTGGAGGCGCCGGTCGTTGAGACCGTCGTTGACCCACCGCCACCCCCACCCGCTCCCGAGGTGGAGGCGTCCCCGCCGCCGCCTGCCGACTCGTGGGGCAAGACCATCGAGGACATCCGGAGCGTCAACCCCGAGATGGCCGACCGGGTGGCGAAGCTCCATGGCGCCGCGTCCAACGAGGCCGGCGCCTTGGCTCGTCAGGTCAAGGCGAAGGCGGAGGTGGATCCGTTTGGGTCCATGATCGCGAAGAGGTGGGCGGGCGTGGAGGAGGGGGATCCATACGAGGGGATCGAACTCGCAACCCCGGCAGCGCCCGACTTCGACGCCATGATTGGCGACATGTCGGACGACGTGCTCACCGACAAGGGCGCGCTCAAGACGGCGCTCAAGGCCACGCTGGGCCAGTTCTGGGACGCGGCTGTCGTCGCAGCCCGGGACATGTCGAAGGACACGGTGACGCAGGCCAACCGCGCCGCCTACAAGCCCATCGTGGAGACGTTCCAGCAGCAACGGCTGGACGAGCAGGCCCGGCGCGCGGAAACGGAGGTGGCCAAACTGCCGGGCATGGCGGCCGACGCGGCGCGCGATCTGGTCTACGACGCCATGGAGGCAGCCGGTGCGCGCGGCATTGACGCGTTTCGCGCCACCTACGCGGCCATGCTGCCCGAGCACCCCGAGTGGATCGCGCCACCCGCGCCACCACAGCCGCAGGTCATCGTGCGCCCCGCGCCGCCCAAGCCGACCCCGGCGCCGGTAGACCCGTCGGCGCTGGCGGGTCTGGGGTTCCTCGGCGTGAACTCCGTCAACGGCGGCGCCCTTCCGTCGGCGCTCCCCCGCGGCCTCGACCCCGCCGCACGCACCGCCGCTATCGCCCGCAGCCCCGAGTGGCAGGCCGTGAAGAACGGCACCCCGGAGCAGAAGCACGCCGTTCTGCGCCAGTTTGGCAGCCACTCGTGACAAAGTGACATGGCGCGCTTGACATAATCGCAGGACGCGCTTTAGAGTACCGGCAGACACGAACTCACCCCCGCTTCGGGACGGTTCGCCACCACACCACCCAACCATGGGAGGCGTTCGGTAGCGGACCCCTCCCCAACTCTCGGAGCGAGCGTGTCTGTTACACTTTCTGGTCTGCAACTTGAGGACTTCAACGTCGGGGCCTTTGAGGTCCAGGACGAGATCAAGGACGGTCAGTTCAACGTCAACGTGTTCCTCGGTGGCTACCGGGACATCCTTGGCGATGGCAACCCCCGCAAGAAGGAGATCGTCCAGTGGTCGAAGGGTCTGTCCTTCATCGACCACTCCGACCCGACCGAGTTGACCGCGGCCAAAAACGGCTTCGACATGATCAACTGGAACACGCGTCGGACGGCGAACGACTACAACCTCATCTACTACTGGTGGTTGGCCGAGTACCCCATTGCCGTCTCCAAGTTGGAGCAGAAGACCCACGGCCGCGGCGCTCTCGATCTCGCCAAGGTCCGTGTCGGCAACGTCACCCGGGCGGCCATGCGTCGTCTGGAGAAGAACCAGCTCCAGGGCGGGCAGGCGGGCCACACCGCGCTCAACCACTGGAACGGCGTGGACTACACCGCGGGCTTCGCGGAAGCCGCCGCGTTCGGGTCGCAGACCCACAGCATCGGCGGCGTCGCCAAGTCCGCGGCCGGCGTGTCCACCAACCCGCTGCTCCAGAACCAGTGGGTGGACGGCGCCAACAGCGTCAACAGCCGCGGCATCATGGCCGCGACCCTGACGACCGCCAACATCATGACGAACGCGCCGGACTCGCTGTCCAAAAAGCGGTTCGGCATCAGCACGCAGCAGTGCTGGTCGGCGTACGCGCAGTTGGACGGCACCCGCGTCCTCAACTCCAGCGACCCCAAGACGGCGAGCGTCGGCGCGGTGCAGGCCCTCATGGTCGGCGGCGTCCCCGTGAAGCCCTCGCCGTACATGCCGACCACCGGCACGAACACCACGGCGACCCCGATCTCGATGTACTGGTTCACCCCCGAGGATCACCCCTTCGTGTGGCTCGACGACCAGCACTTCCTCGTCGGCCCGTGGGAGGAGCTTCGCAACCCGCAGTCCCTCCTCATCACCACCCTCTCCGTCGGTGGCCAGCAGACTGTTGAGTCTCTGGCGTCGATGGCCCTCTTCACCAAGTTCCAGGGATACTGAAATGGCCGGCGTCATCAGCCAATCGGCACTTCTTCATCGGCAGTTGGAAGAGGGCTTCTGGACCGTTTCCGCCGTCACGGCGGGCGATGCGGTCGGCCCCGACTCGACGGTCTCCTCCGCCATCGACTACTGCGGCGTCAAGACCGTGCCCAACACCGGCGACATCGCCGTCATGGGCGTGGCTCTCGAAACCCTGTCCGGCGCCACCACGACCACCCAGGTCCGGTGTGCGGTTCACGGGTTCTGCCTCAAGGCCAAGGTCAACGCCGCGGTCGTGGCCGGTGACCCCCTGGTGTCCGACACCACGGCGGGCCAGTTGGTCAAGAACGTCAACACCAACATCAGCCACGTCTTTGCTCACGCGCTGACGGCGTCTGGTACGCTGGCGGACGGGACCACGGCGGCCGGCTTCGCGTCGATCTGGATCTACTGATCTTCGGAGGTTCGTGTGGAGTCAAGCGCCGGAGCCCTCTACACGAGCATCTGCAACATCGTAGGGTACCAGCCTGAAAACGCCGGCTACGAGGCCGGCGTTTACCAGGAGATGAACGAGCAGGCCGACTTCCTCTACGGGTATCGGCCCTGGCCGTTCGCGATGGTGACGGCCACGGTGCAGGCGCGGGGAGACTACATCCCCGTGTCTACGCTTGCGGCTCCCGACACGGCAAGGCTCACCCCCGGCAGCAAGCTGGTCACGGGCGGCGCCGGGAGCCTTTGGGACACCACGATGGAGCCGGCGTGGATCGCGCCCGGAACGAACCCGCAACCGCAGGACTTCGTACGTATCGGCAGGGTGCTCAAGAGCAACGAACTGTACCTCGTTGACCCCTGGCCCGGCACGGTACTCACCACGGGCGCCTACGTCATCCGCTGGCGGTTCATCCAACTTCCCCGCGACTGCCTGCGGATGGAAGGGATCGGTCCCGGCGAGAACAACTACAACCCCTTCGAGTTCATCACCGCTGACGAGGCGGTGAGGCGCGGATGGACCGAGCGGCTCGCCACGGGCGGCCGACCGACGACCATCATCCCCGCCGTGCCCCCTCCGTGGAACCGCGGCATGGCGCAGCCCCGCACCCCCGATGCCGCGCCCACGGCGACCGCTACAGCCGGCGCGGGGTTCACGTCCGGGCACACCATCCAATACCGCTACACATGGCTCCTACACGGCGCAGAGACGGGCTCCTCGCCCATCGTGGACGTGGCCGTGTCCGGCGCCAACCTCCAGGTCACGCTGACGGGGTTCCAGGAGGAGACGGCAACGGACGGGCGCTACATCCGCATCTACCGGCGCGACAAGACGGCCCGGACCCCGTGGTACGCCATCGGTGACCACACCGGCGACGCTACCGTCATCGACACGGGCGCGACCCCCGACCGGACCCTCACCTACTACGACTCCAATCAGGTCTACATGATCCGGACGTGGCCCCGCGCCGTGGCTGGTCAGACCTACAACTTCGACATCCGCTACCAGTGTCGCCCCCGCGCCATCCAGAAGGCGAGCGACTACTTCGACATGCCCGAGGACGCCGTCACGGTCATCAAGTACCTCACGGTGGCGGCGCTGGCGACGAAGTTCAACAAGCCGGCGGTGTCCGCAAAGGCGACGGCGACGGCGTCCACCCTCATGCAGCAGATGGAAGCCGCGCACCTCGTAGAGCGCGTGAAGCCCCTCGCGCGTGACGGGTTCAGCGTCCCCACCCGTGGCCGGCGCGGGCTCCCCTGGGGCTTCCCGCCCGTCAGTCAGACCTGATGTTCGGCGTACCCCTCCTCCAGATCGCCGGGTTCTCCGGCTCCGATGAGCGGTGGACAACGCCGCCCGACCGTGCCGTCCGCCTCCAGAACGTGCGGTGGGACCAGCGCGGCGGATGGGAGCGGGCCCCAGGCCTCGGCGATGTCGTCCCCGCCAAGACCCCGTTCACCGGCCAGGGCAAGATTTACTCGATGCACTGGTGGTCGCAGCACAACGGCGGCCCGCAGTTCCTCATGTTCGAGATGGGGTCGAAGCTCTGCTACTTCGACGGGTCCGCCGCGTCGTACCAGACGCTCGCGACGAACCGGTACACGACGGGCCAGCCGTGGCAGCACACGCAGTACGCGTCGGCCGGGAACAACCTGTGGATCTTGAACGGGGAGAACCCTCCCCTTCGCTTTGACGGCCGGAATACGTGGCGGGCGGGCTTCGACAGGCCGGCACCGTCGGTCACGGTGGTCGGCTACCAGCAGGGCTTCCAGTGGGGCACGTCCAGCAACGGGCTAGGCCTCGGCGTTCCTATGACCGGAAGCACGCAGGGGTCCATCAACGGCGGCGGTGAGTACGGGTACGTGCTCACCGAGGTCAACAAGTACGGCACCGAGTCCCCGCCCTCCCCCGCCTACGCCGCGGTGAAGTGGGTCATCCAGACCGCGGGGGCCACGGTCAACGAGCAGCCCAAGTATTTCACGACGATCCGGATCCCGCCGCCGTCGTCCGATCAGGTGGTGGAGCGGCGCCTGTACCGCACCAAGAACAGCGCCGACCTCGGGCTCCAGGACGGCGTGTCGTTCTACCTGTGCGCCGTGCTGCAAGGCAAGGGCACTTTCCCCCACGTTGACGCCCTTCCCGATTCGCAGCTCGGGACGCAACTGATCCCGGCCAACCGCGGCCCGTGGCCCCGTGGCGCCAAGTACATGGCGATCTACAAGAACGTCGCGTGGGTCGCGGGAATGCCTGACTACCCCGGGCGCCTCTGGCGCAGCGAGCCGAACGACTACGAGAACTACCCCGCCGCCAACTTCGATGTCATCGGCGACGCCGACTCCGGGGAGATCACCGGGCTCCGCGAGTTCCGCAACTGCCTCGTGGTGTTCAAGCGGCGCGGGGTGTTCCTCGTCACCGGTGACGCGGTCACCGGCTTCACGGTCCAGACGATCACCAAGTCAGCGGGGTGCTGCGCGCCGAACACGATCCGTGAGGTGCCGAACATGGGCGGGGCGCTCCCGCAGATGATGTTCGCGTCGGAGGACGGGATCCACATTCTCACGGGCACCCTCCAGGTGACGGACAGCCCGGCGTCGGTGTCCAGCGCGACCGCGGGCTTGGCCGACTTCTTCCGCTGGCAGGCCAACCACGCGGCGATGATGAACGCGTGGGCGGAGATCGACGTCAAGAACCGCGAGTACCTGATCTCGCTGCCGATGGGCGGCAACCCGCTCAACACCATGGTCCTCGCGTACTCCTACGACGTGGACGTGTGGAGCTTCCGCCCCGGGCTCAACGCCGGCTGCATGGCGGTGTCACACGACCAGCGCCGCGAGGTGTTCATCGGGTCCAACGACGACACCGACCACCCCGGCATTTTCGTCTACACCGCGGGCCACTCGACCATCGACGGCGCCACGATCACGACGCAGATCAAGACGGCGCAGTGGGATCTCGGCGGCGTCTACAGCCACATGTTCCTGTCGAACCTGATCATGCGGATGCTGGAGTACGGCACCGGCTCGTTGACGGCGACGCTCTACGCCGACCGACGCCCAACGGCGCTCACGGTGGGCGGCCAGTCCCGCCAGCAGCAGGACCAGGAGTACCTTTCCAACCCCCCGCCCGTGTGGGGCACGGCAGTATGGGATCCGGACCAGACGTGGACGCAGGCACGCCCCACGACCGCCGCCATGGACATCGTGAGCGGCACGAACGGGGTAGGAGGGGCCAAGGAGTACCAGATCGTCTTGGAGTCCACCTCGCGCACGCAGATCCTCGGCCTACTGCTCAAGGGGACGCACGACGGGGTGTTCGACATCCCGGCCGGCAACGCCATCCTGGGCACCGGGAAGGTGGAGTAGATGTCGTGGCGGTTCCACACGCAGGCAATCGAGGCCGGAGTCGTCACCGACGTCCGGGACTTCATGCTCAACGTGGACGCCTATGCCCGCGAGATGGCCGGGTTCCTCGACCGGGACAACTTCCAGGCTGGCGCCGTCACCTCCGCGAAGATCGGGGTGCAGGAGTTGGTGTCGATCACGTCCAACCCGTACGGCACCTACGGGACCGTGGTTGTGCAGACGATCGCGAGCGGTGCCGGCGCGTGGGTGGAGGTCACGTCCGCGCAGACGGTGGTGACGGTCGATGACGGAGAGTTGATCGTTGACGCCGACGTGAACATCGAAACCGTGCCCACGATCCAGAACAACGAGAAGTGGCGCACGAAGATGGTCATCGACGGCGTGGACGTCGCATTCACGGACTGGGTGCAGATCATGCGTGGGCTGACGTGCGTTTCGCTGACCGGGAGCCTTCCTGTCACGGCGGGGTCCAGCGTCATCCAGGTGTACGTCCAGTTCTACGCGGACCCCTGGCGTTACCTCACGGATCTCGCAAACGGGACCAACGTGGCGGGCAACACGTTTCAGTCCAACCCGCTCACCCCCCTCGGCTCCATTGCGGTCTGGACGGGCAACGTCATCCCCGTGAACAGGAAACGCTGATGGGCGTCGTCACCTACACCGCACTCGACGACTACGCCCCGCGTGGCGCGTCCACCGTGAACGCCATCCTCAACGCGTTTGTCACGCAGTCCACCAACATCCAAGCCAGCAACCTGCGGGACGAGGGGCTCGATGAGCGTGTACTGGCGGCCAGCGTCGCCACGGATGGGTACAGCTACGTCGAAAGCGTCACCCGCTACTTGGTCATCAACGCCGCCGCGTTCGGCGCCTTGACACTGGACTCCGCGATAGAACTGACCAACGGCGGCGCTGGATGGTCGGTGGGGCAGAACATCGGCGCGGTTCGCGTCCGGTTTGCGACCGAGTGGCACTGCGCCATCCCGGGCGGCGCACCGGCAAGGTCGGCGCTGTTGCAGTTCAGGATCAGCTACAAGATCGACGGCGGAGCCTACGCGGCGGTGCCGAGGTCGGTACGCGCGTTCTACGGCAACAACGACGTGTTCCAGCACGCGGGCCCGGCCATCGACTACGTGGCCGAATACTACGACAACTTCAAGTACGCCTTCGTCATCCCGTTCCCGCTCGACAACGCAGCGCACACGCTGAACGGGGTGCGGATCGACATCCACACGGCGGGCGTGAACGCCAGTATCGGCGCGACCACGTTCACCGCCATGCGGTTCGTGAAGGCGGTGACCTGATGGGCTTCATCGTGACGGCGTTTGTGGACGGACAGGTCATGTCCGCCACGACCATGACGCAGAACCTCAACAACATCCGGAACTGGCTCAACGGCGGGATCGTCACCATGGACATCGTGAACAACACGGTAACAGCGAGGACGATCAGGAAGCTGGACCACTTCACCTCTCCGAACGCGCACACGGAGGGCGTCACAGGGGCCACCCATCGCGGCACGGTGTCCACGGATCCCGTGAAGCGCGTCTACGCCACGACCGACTCCCACGGCGGCATGTGGGAGGACGTGTCAACGATGTGCGTTCAGTTCTACGCGCCCGACCCGGGGAACTTCGAGGCCGTGTTCGAGTGGTGGGCGTGGGCGCCCCGGTCCGATCAGGTGGCCCCGGAAGTGTTCGACCAGTGCGACTTCCGGTTGTCCGTCCAGGGTTCCGGAATCGACGCGACCCGGCGCAGTCTTCGTGACGCCGGGTACGACGCAACCGCGAGCGACGGCGGCTACTTCACCTACCCGGCCAGAAACTTTCAAGCCCTGATACAGCGCCCGGTGTCTGTCGGGGCAACAGGGTGGTGGGCCGTGAGACTACAGGTGAACATGGTGAACTTCGGGTCCGGCGCCAACCATTCCAGGAGCGCCCTCGTCATCATCGGCGCGCGCAACAAGCACGTCGAATACTGGAGGAAGTAATGCCGGTTCCAGCCATGCTTGTTGCCGGCCTCGTAGCCGCCGGTGTCGCCGCCGGGACCGCAGCCGCCAACGCTGCCGCCAACGCTCCTGACTCACAGGTCCCCCGGATCCGTGAACTCAAGCGCGCCCGTGCCCGCGGCCTGCTCACCGCGTCCGGTCAGGCCGATGTCGAGCAGGGGTACGATCAGGCCCGCCGGATGCAGACCGGCGCCCAAGAAGCGACCGCCAAGCAGTTGGCCGCGATGGGTGGCACGTCCGGCGCCGACATCAAGGCGTTGCGCGAGGCGAGCGACAAGGGCACCTCCGACCTCTACAGCCAGTTGGGCCAGCGGGTGCAGGAGGAGCGACAGGCGGAGGCGCAGGAACTTGAGGACCGCCGCGCTCTCAAGCGTCAACGCCTTGTCGGCACGCTCACCGGGTCCGCGAAGGCCGGCATCAGCGCCGGGTCGATGGCCGGGCAGGCTGCCGCATACCAGCAGGGCAAGCCGAAGCAGGCGGAGGCCCCGGATTTTGCGGCCCTCGCCAAAACCAACCCGGACCTCGCAGCCGCGGCGGAAGAACTGACCCGCACCCAAGCGTGGAAGCGAATGACCCCAGAGCAGCAGTCCGCGGAACTCATCGCGATACTGTCGCACTCCGAAACGTCGCAATAGAGGGCACCAATGGCCATCGACGTCACCCGCCAGCCCCGTTCAGAGGCGTACTTCTCCGAGGACTTTGTCGGCCCCATCGGCATGGCGTGGCTAAGTGTGCGTGTCCCGCTGGCGATGGAGGACAAGAAGCGCCGTCTCGCCAAGCAGGACCCGAAGTACCTGGAGGAGTTGGAGAAGCTCTACACGAGGTCGCTGGAGAACACCGAGCTTTACATCAAGCAGGGGTCGATCTCCAGCAACGTCTCGACCCGTGCGGCCGTCCAGGCCAGCTCCGACGTGGTCGGGTACAAGGTCGCGGGGTTGCAGGCCAAAACCGCGGTGACGGTCCAGAACATCCAGTCCGCGGCGATGTTGAAGGGGGTGGAGTTCGCGCAGGCGTTCCAGTTGGGCACGTCGGCCATGATCCCAACGGCTGACCAAAAAACCGTGGACGACGCGTCCGGCGTCGTGAACGGGCTGTGGAACAACTCCAACCTTCCGTTCAAGGAGCGCCTTTCCAGTTCCATGAGCCAGTTGCAGGCGCAGGCGCAGGCGCTCGGCATCGCCGACAAGAGCGATGCACATTCGCAGGCGAAGGTCGCCCGACTGGTTCAGAACTTCAAGCTCAACGCCGGGTACGACAAGCCCGACATGAGCCGTGAAGATCGGAAGGCTATGGACGACGCCATCACGTCCATGTACGGCGCCAATGGCGTCACGGTTCAGTCTACGGATGCCGGACCCGTTCCGACGCTGGTGATCCGGGCTATCGACGCGTCGCGGCAGGACGCCATCAGCCAGCACGGCAGGGCCCCCCAGGGCGGCATCAGCGTCGAGAACCTCGCCGTCACCCCTTCCCGTGGCGGAACCTCGGCGCCCCCCGCAACGTCAGCCGCCCCGGCAGCCCCACGCACAACGGCGCCGGCCCCGGCAGACGCCACGCCGGCCGCCGCAGGAACGACCGAAGCAGCCGCTCCAGCGCGCACCCTTCCTCCCGGCGCGACCTACGCTTCCGACGGCGCAACGCCCGTCATGACCGCGACGGCAGCGAGGGCAGCGGGGGCGTCCCCCGTGGTTGACGCAGGCACGCAGGAGACCCTCTGGTGGGACCTCCCGGGTGGCGGCAGAATCGCTGACAGCGAGGGGTTCGACAAGTACGGCAGCGACATGGTCCGCAAGGGCATGGCGCTTGAAGAGGCCCGCCGTGCCGACCTCAAAGCAAAGATCGACGCCGAGCAGGCCCGCATCGACGCAGCCATAGAGGAGGCCCGCGCATCCGGCGAGGACGAGACCATCGGCCTTCGCCTCCGCAACGTGGCGCCCCACGCGGCGCAGGCGGCCGTGGACAACATCGCCGCCCGGCTGCCCAAGATGACGCCCGAGCAGGTGGCGCGGTTCCGTGAACTCGTCATCCGCCGCACCGGGGAACTTGAGGCCCAGGGTGAGACGAGTAGCCAACGCCGCGCGGCCGAACGCGCCGATACTGCCATCAGCGCGATCACTGCGGGCGACAAGGGGCCGGAAGAAGTGGAGGGCGCAGACACCGGCCAGCACGCTGTCGGGCCGATGACAAGCGAGCAGGCGCTTCGTCAGAGCCGCGACCTCGCCAGGGAGTACGCCGCCATCAACGACCCCAACGCCGGGCCGGAGGAAGTCCAGCGGAAGATGAAGGTGTTCCGGGCGAAGGTGGCGAACATGATCAACGCCACCCCGCAGGACATCCGGGTTGCCTTCGTGAAGGACCTCGCAATCCCCGACACCGAGAAGCAGGCGGCGATGGTGGAGTCCATCAAGCGGATGGCGCCTACCCGTGCCCTGGAAGCCGCAAAGGCCGAGGAGGATGCGGCGTTGGAGGGGCGGGCGGGGAAGGCGTTGAGCGAGTACAACGCTGGGTTGACCGAGGAGAACAAGAAGTTGGATGAGGTGGAGGCTGCCGGTCGCAGCGAACCGCTCACCAAGGAGACCAAACTCGCCGATACCGAGCGGATGCGCACCGGCTCCATGGAGGAGCGCGCCTACGTCCGCGGAATGGAGCAGTCGCCAAGCCTTACCGGCGCCGACATGGCCGCGGCAGAGCGGGCGCGTCGCGCGGCCTTGCTGGTGGACAACACGGCTGTTCCGCAGGTTTCCGCCCCCGGAGAAGTTGAGTACAACCCGAAGGACTACTACAAGAGCGGTAAGTCGAAACTGGCCCGTCCGCCGGACACGTCCCGCATCCGAGCGGCGAGCCTGCTTGTGGAACCGGGCAGCGTGAGGTCGCGTGTGACGATTCAGGGCCGGCACAAGGCCCCAGACATCGCCCTTTCCCCGGGGCGCCCGCTGGACGAGGAACATCAGGACACCCGCGACGCTCTCCGCGATGCGTGGCATGCGATGAACCCCGACAAGGTTGACATGGACCCCGAGAAGGGCAACCTTGAGGCGCGCGAGGCGTGGGTCGAGGAACAGGTGGCGAAGGTCAAGCAGCCGAAGGGAGCGTCCAATGCCGCGAAGCCGTGAGGAAGCCGAGACGATGGCGGACGTGACGGGGCTGACTGGCGCCGCGCGCGCTGCGTTCGTCTCCCGGTTGACTGGCGCTGCTCCCGCCGCCCCCGTCACTACCCCCAAACCCGCCGCGCCCACCTACGAGATGGACGCGAAGGAGCACAAGGTGGTCGCCACCAAGCCCTCGCCAAGGTCGGCGATTCTGGTGACGCCGCCAGCCCCCAAGCCGGCCACGCCGGTCGCGGCGGCCCCGCCAAAGCCTGTTGTGCGGCCCGCCTACCAGATGGAGGAGCAGGTTGTTGTGGGCAGTCGGCCGGCACAGGCGCCCCCGCGCGCGGCCACCGCTCCCCCCGCGTACGTGTCGCCGACGCAGCGGCTCATGGAAGGCGTCGGCCCGGCGCCCACCACCGAAGCGTCGCGGACGTCCCTGACCGTTCAGCCGAAACCGCAGGCAGAAGTTCAACCATCCTCGGCGCTGTTCGGCCGGGGCAGTGGCATCGTCGAGGCCGCGCGTCAACCCGTGGCCGCCGCGGTTCGCCGCCTGCCCGACGTGGTGGAGAAGGTGGCCCCCAAGATGGAAACCGCCAACCCCACGAACCCATCGTGGGAGTCCCCAGCCGGGAGACTTCTCCGGATGGTCGCGCCCGAGGTGGCCCCGATGTCACAGCGGATCGCGGAGGCGGAGCGCCACGGGCAGGAGACCATCGATCGGTTGAGCGAGCAGGCGCAGGCGCGGCAGGCAACACCCGTCGCCTCCGCGTTCCAGTCGCTCGACACGAACGCCCAAGCCGCCCGCACCCTGTTCCGGCAGACCGGCGCAACCGACGACGACATCTACAAGGTCTACCTCGCGCCGGGCGGAAAGGGGTCGGCGGCCATGGTTCAGGACGCAGAACTCGTTAGGACGGGGAAGATCAAGGCGACCAAGTAATGCCCGACTACCGGAAGCTCTCCGAAATCGCAGATGAGGCGGCGTCCTTGCGTGCGGGGGCGGCCCCTGTCCCGCCGGTAGAGCCCGAGACCACGGCGCCGGAAGTCCCCGCGACGCCCAAGCCGCTGTCGGAGATCGCGCAGGAAGCCGATTCCATCCGCGGCACCGAGTCCATCACCGCCGCAACGCCCCCATCCGGCGTCAACCTCGCCACCGCCCTCCCCAAAGAGATGGCCCCCGCGACCATCGGCGAGCAGGTCACCCGCGGCGTGCTCCCCTACGAGCCGGTGGACACGACGAAGCTGACGGAGGACCAGCGCGACCTGTACGGCGCCCTCCAGGAGAAGTTGCGGCTGGAGAACCGCGAGTCCGAGACGAGCAAGGTGTTCTACGGCATGGTCGAGGGCATGAAGCACCCCAGGGCCAAGGAGGACCGAGGCGCGCTCACGGGGCCGCTGTTGGGCGCCACCGCCATCCCCGAGGCCATGCGCGGCGCTGAACCCGGGAGCCTCACCCAAGAAGCCGGCGCCGCCTTCGCGCAGAAGGACTACACCGGGACCGGCGGGCACTACTACCGCGTCGCCAAGACGCCCGACCAGCGCAACATCGCCCGGTCGGTTCTCCGCAACGACTACATCAAGAGCGGCATGGACGCCGACACGGCGGACCTCCGCTCACGGGCGAAGTACGAGTCAGGCGCGATCCTGCTCCTCCCCGGCGACGACCACCCCGACATGGCCGGTGGCGCCGAGACGCTGGAGGCCAAGCCGATCACGCTCAAGAACAGTTGGATGCAGGCAGGCACCGACATCGCCGTGGGTACTGCGGAGGCGCTTGGGAACGTCGCTGACATCGGTAAGTACGCGCTGAACGTCCCGGCGGAGATCGGCCGTGGCGGCGCAAACCTTGTCGGCCTCCACGTCACCGATGAGATCGTGGACCAGTTCACCGCGTGGAACATGCCGTCGCCGTCGGAGGTGGCGCGCGACTACCTACGCTCCACCGACAACCCGACCGCCAAGGCTGCCGCCGAACGGATCGATTCTGCCCTCCGCCGCGGTGCGGGCGTAATGGCCGGGTTTGCGGAGCTTCACAACGTCGCCGGGCAGGCCATACTTCCGCAGGCGTTGGCTGACTGGACGAAGATCGACCCCAACGATGAGGACGGGCTGGGCGACGCCATCGTGAACGTCGCGACCGCGCGCCACGACAGCCCCGAGCCGCGCAAGACCGCGAAGCAGTTGGTGGGTGAGACGGCGTCGCGGACGGTGGGCATGGCGGGGGAGCTGCCGGGGCGCATCGTCAAGAGCTACGAGGAGGCCGCAACAGGCACCAAGTCTCCGCTGGACATCGGCATGGAGAACATGGCGTGGGGCGCGCAGGTCGTCAGCACGCCCGTCATGGACGTCATGGGCGCTCTGTCCACCGACGCGACCGGGAAGGAAGGGGCGCTTGGCTGGCTGTTCCGCGTCCCGGCTACGGCAGCATCCGGGCTGATCACGACGCAGGTAGCGCGCATGGCCGACTACGGCGCGCAGCACCTTCTTGGCGCCGAGTCCTACCGCCGCCACCGCGTCCCCGGCGACCCCGACATGACGGCGGCCGAGGCGGTCCTGCCGGTCATCTTCACCGGGTCGGGCTTGCACGACTGGCTCCACTCCATCTACAACGGCGACTCGCTGACCTCGGAGTTCATGCGGTTTGCCAACACGATGGCGTATGGCGCCCCCGGGTTGAGCGACGAATGGCGCGCGCGGTGGGCTCCGGGCGGCTCGTTGCGCGATGCCGGCATCCAGTTGGCGATGCTGGGTGACTTGGCGCTCCCCCTGGACGCCGCGCCCCATGTGGGTGTCGGGGTTGTCCACGGGGCCAGTCGGTTCACCAATGGCTACCGTGCCGGGCGTGCTGGCGGGATGACGAAGGGTGAGGCGGCAAGCCTTGGCGCTGCGGGTGCCGTGCCGAGCCTCACGCACCGCTACATGATGGCGGACCCCGAGTACGCCGCCGTGTGGACCGAGTTGGGCAACGAGGTCATGACGGCACAGAGGGCTGCGCTTCTGGAGCAGGGGCGGCCCATCACCGAAGCCAAGGACGTGTTCCGCCCCGACGCCGACGCCGTCTACACGGCCACGGCAAGGGCCTATGCGCGCCGGTTCATCGAGAACGGCGGCAACCCCACGAACTCGCTGTCCACGGGGCGCGCTGGCGGCAACGTGGCGCAGCGAGTCAAGGAGATGCTGACCACGCTGCGGGTCAAGGCTGACGACGTAGACGCCGCCGCTCGCGCGGAGAGCGTCGCCGCCGGAAGCCATGCCGACCCGATCACCCGGCGCACAACGGCCACCCTGACCACGATGGGGTACACCGCTGACGACATCGGCCACATGAGCGAGTCCGAGGCGCGGCGACGGATCGATGAAGGCGTATTCCCCGGCGACGTGGACGGGTCGTCGCTTGACCCCGAACGTCCGCCGGCCATCCGCGAGATCGAACGCGCGGCGGACAACCTTCACCGCGTAGCGCGCGCCGAGGATGCCCCCCCTCCCGGCCGGTGGTCGGAGGAGGTGTCGAAGGAGGCCGATCCCTACCACCGGGCGGGTTTGGCGTTGGGCCAGTTGTCGGCGTACTGGGGGCTGCCGGAGGATTCGGTCCTCACCTTCCGCGCGCTCCAGACGGCGATGTCGTTCTACGACCGCAAGCGCGGTCAGTACCGGCGCAGCCCGCTCCCGACCCCGACGTGGATCGCCGAACGGTTCCGCGCCGGCAAGGGCGACCACGTCGAGATGGGCCTGCGGATCCTCCGTGACGCGTCGCCGAAACAGGTGTGGCGCAACGTGCTCGCGTTCGAGCGTGGCGAGACGGTGGCGTGGACGAACGATGTCCGTGCCGACGGTGAGGCAACGCTGATCTCGCGGAAGATCCCGGCCGACCCGTCGGACAAGAACATCCGCGCGTGGCTTCCCGCGGAGCACCCGCTGGTTCAGGCGCTTGTGGAGGGTGAGACAGGCGGCGTCGTCAACACCTACCAGCGCATCGGCAACGCCGGGCGTGACTGGCTTGCGGCGGTCGCGGAGGACGTGCGTGGGCTGCGCTCCGCGTGGAAGGGCACCTACGAGCAGGCGGCCAACTTCTACCGCACCCGCGCCCCCGCTGCTGGGCTTGACCCGCTCATCCCTCCCAGCACCGACGTCCGCACCCGGCTGGCGGCGCTTGTGGGGCGCGTTGAGGGCCGCGACGTAGTCGCGCTCGACTCGTTCATGCGCCGGCTGGACGAACGGCAGACGTCGCTCGCCCGCGGTCAGGCAATCTTCGACGCCGCCGCCCGTTGGCTTGCGGCCCGCATGGAGGAAGCGCGTCCCAAGACGCACGGCGGCCCCGGTGCGATCTCGCATCGTCAACGCGTCCGCAGCGACCTCGTGAAGTTGGTCAAGGAGAAGAAGGTCGCGGCGACGTTGAAGCAGATCGACCTCTACCTCGCCGTGTTTGACCGGGTGGCCGCACGGTTGGCGGCGCTCAAGGTTGTTGAGTCGCCGGATGCGTGGTGGGCGAGGTTCGACATCACCGGCGCCGACGTGGAGGGGGCGAAGGGGTCCGTGTCGTTCATCAACGACGGCCGCGCCCTCATCACCCTCGCCGCCGACGCCGACCTCTCCACCCTGTTCCACGAAGGCGCCCACCTCGTCCGTCGCATCCTCCCCGCCGAACACATGGCGGACATCGACGCCTACGTTCACGAGCGGTGGGGCGCCGACGGGTGGAACGCCACCGACGCGAACGGCGTCAAGGTCGCGGAGGAGTGGTTCGCGCGTCAGATGGAGTCCGTGTTCGCCGAGGGCCGCCTTCACCTCGACGTGCGCGATCCTCTGTCGGCAGGTGGACGGCTCCTTGCCCGCGTGAACCGTGCGCTCCGGTTGGTGGCAAACGTTCTGACCTCGATCTACCAAGGGCTCCCGATTGAGGTTGAGCCTCGGATGCGCCAGTGGGTCGCGGACTTCCTCAAGGTCGATGTCGCCAAGGACCGCATCGTCGGCCCCGAGGGCGATGGGTTGGTGGTAGAGGACGTCCCCGCCGAATGGCTTGCCACCGTAGAGCGACAGGCGGGCGAGTCCGCGGCGCAGGCACAGGCCCGCATCGACGCCGCCTACGCTGCCCGTACCGAGCGCCGCACCGACGCCATGCGCGACCGGGACTTCCTGGTCCGCGAGTACCCGGCGCTGGTTGACGGGGTTGAGGCAGCGGCGCGTGGTGAGGAACGCGCCCGTCCCGCCGAACGCGTCGTGCCCACCGTGGTCCGCGCTGAACCCCCGACGCCGGAGGACCTGGCTGGTCCCAAGTTCCCCGCCGTGTCGCGTACCGGCTGGGGTCCGCGGATGCTGGAGGAGGTAGCCGCCGACGCTGAACGGATCCGCGCCATCGAGGATCCCAAAGCGCGCAACGCCGCCGTTCAGGACTGGCTCTCTGCTGTCCACGGCTACATCGGCAGCGACAAGGCGGAGGGGAGCGCACGACACCGCTTGGCCGCACGGATCGGCATGGCGGTCGTTGACCAGATGCTCAACGCTGGGCGCCGCATCGTCTCGGAGATGACCGATGCCGAAAGGTCAGCCGCCGACGTGGCGCTTCCTGTCGCGAAAGCAGAGAAGTTGGCAAAGCAAGTACCGTTGCCGAAGGTAGACCAGAACGACCTTCTCGTGGCCGGCAAACTCCCCGCTAACCCGGAAGCCGGCACCGTCGTTGTGGACGCTGGCCCGGTTGAGACGCCTCCGCCCGCGAGTACGGAGGTGGCGGTCGCCAAACCCGTGAAGCCGTCGAAGGTGCAGACCGCGTTGGCGAAGGCGGGTGAGGCGTTCGTGGAGAAGATGCGCTACCGGGCCGGCACGACAGATGCGCTGCGGACAGCGGACAACGTCGTCAAAGCCGTAGCCAAGCGCGTCGCCGAGTTGAATGGTGAGTCTGCGCCGGACCCGAAGTCGTCCGTTGGCTACCTCGGTCAACCGGCGACCGGGTTCATCCAAGGCGTGAAGGACGCGCTGGTCAACCTCACCGACGAGAGGTTGGGTCGTGACGGTGGCGATCTCCGTGACGCCCGCGCCCGTGAACTGGCGGAGGACTTCTACCGCCGCACCATCGCGCCGTTGGAACCGACGCCCGCTCCGGTCCACAAGCCGTCCCCGCTGCCCGACATCCTCGTGGACGTGGGCGAACCCCGCGTGGTGGAGATTCCGCCCGGGGTAGACAAGGATCACCTCATCGCCGCAACCGTCCCCCCGCATGGGTCGCCGCACATGGACGAGGCTGGCTTCCCCCGCGCCATGACGGACGAGAAGGGGTTTGCCTACAACTACCGGATCGCCCGGATGAAGTTGGGCGACCTGTTCACGTCGCACACCCCGGGGTTGGCGTGGCGTGAAGGCTACGACCATGCCTTTCAGAACCGCCCCGATGCCTTTCAGCGCGCGGGGTGGATTGAGAAGGTGGCGCAGACCTTCAACGCCGACTCCGCCGCGCGCCCGAACGGTGACACGCCGACGATGGGCGCGGTGACCGTGTGGGTAGATCCGCAGGGTCGCAACGTGGTGGTCGCAGGGAACGGTCGCTCGCTCGCCATGGTGGAGTTGCACCGCCGCGGGATGGCCGGTGAGGCGCCCTACGCTGGCCTCCTGGCGCAGTTGCAGGAGCGTACCGGCGGGTGGTCACGCGCCCTCGGCATGGGTGAGGCGGGCGGCGACGAGATCATGGTCCGTGTCCTGGACGGCGCCACCTACGAGGAGGCGGTCAGGTTCGCGCAGAACTCGCAGGGCGTGCCGTCCGTCCCAGTTGCAGACAGCGCTGTGGTCACCGGAACCGCGCAGAAACTCCGCATCGCCAACCCGAACCGGAAGGTCGCTGTTGAGCGCATCCCCGCCGAATGGAACGCGGAGACGGTACGCGCGATGGTTGACGGGTCACCCGACCTGTGGGCGACGTTGCAAGAGTTGGGGTTCACGAACGAGTCGTGGGCGGCGACGCTCACCAAAGACTTCCCCGCGGCGCTGGCGTCGGTGCTGGGCGTGTTTGCCTCCACCATGCCCGAGCGCATTATGGACGCCGCGAGTCGGTCGTCGGAGAAACTGGTCAACGCCGTCGCGATGGCGGGGCCTGCGGTGGCCGCGCTTGTGGACGCCGCTGACCGATCCGTTGGCCTGCGGAACGCCGACATCGTGGGCGCGTTTGCTGACGGGGTAGAGCTCTACCTGCGGGCTACCGGTGACGGCGCCAAGACGCCGGAGAAGTTGGCGGCCTACGGTGACGAGATCCGCCGGCAGTACGCCGCCCTCTCCGGCGCCAAGGTTCTTCCAGTCTCGCAGATGTCGTTCGCCATCGCCGCGGCGGTCCAGCGGCTCGTGTCGCCCGTGAACGCCAGTGGCACCGGGTTGGCCTCCCTGTTCCGCGACGCCGCCCGTGAGGTGGACGACGCCATGCGCCCGTCCATGTTCGCGGCGCCGAAGGACCCTGTGGCCGCTCTGGTCAACGCGCTGACCGGGGACGTTGACGCTGTCACCGCCGCCCGTGAACCATTCCCCGCAACGCACGGTGAGGCGTGGGAGTACGCGCGGCAGTTGGAGGTGGCGGCGATTGAGGCGAACCAGGCGATGAAGCCGGTGGTTGTGGAGCCTCCGGGGTTTGTGGATGTGCTCAAGCACTCCCGCGACTACACCGAATCCCTCTCCCCGCCGACGCCCAAGGGTATGCCCCGTGGCCCGATCCCTGTGGGCGCCTACGTCACCTCGGTAGACCCCGGCATCGACTCCGCCCCGTGGTTCGAGGCGGGCAAGGGCACCCCGTACGGCATCAAGGTCTCGCGTATGCGGGCCACGATGGAGGCGGACCCGGTGGCGCTCAAGTTGAGCCTTGGGTACGGGCCAAACCAAACGGTGTTCGGCGCCCGGGACTTTGCAGAGCGGCTGCTTGCCAAGGCTATCGTCGCGCCCCTCCAAAGCACAGCATGGCGCGGCGACTACCGCGCGACCCCCGGGCGGATCGCCATCCCCCGCCAACGTCTCGCCGCGGTTCGGGCGCGCGTCATGGTGGTGCTCGGCGACCTGCCGAACGAGGTAGCCGAGGCCATGCGGACGCGCGCCACGCCGGCCGCGACGCCGATGTTGGGCGAGCACCTCGTCACCCCCATCGGCCTGTCGCACGAATCGGCGACGAAGATCCGCGCCATCCTGGACTACCTGGAGGCGACGGGTTGGTCATCGTCCATGGGCGACCACATCCGCGCCATGACGGTGTCGGAGATCCAGGAGAAACTGACGCAGCCCGAGTACGTGGAGATCGTGGGCGCCGTTCACGACTCCGTGTCAGGCGCGGCCCCGTTCCGTCAGCGGCCCGACCAGTTCTCCCTGGCATCGAACCTGCTCTGGTACTGGTTCCAGCGGCCGGGCGCGCTGTTGACCACGGCGCCGTTGTCCGAAGATTCAACGGCATGGGAGCGCGTGCTGAACAAGGCGGCGGGCGTCATGTCCGGCGCCGTGCTGAACATCGACTACCACATCAACGCGGGCGGCAGTTGGGCGCCCGACATGCCGGCGCACATCCGGCCGATCTTCGACCGCTACCGCCGCGACATCGGGTCCATGCCGACCCGGCTGGTTGAGGCGATAGAGGCGGCGGTCGGCGCCAAGGGTCCGGGCGCACTCGTTGCAGCGATCCGGTCCATCCAGTCGGAGCTGCCCGGCTTCGTTCCCCTCCTCGGCGTCGTCCCGAATCCCGCGAACCCCGGCAAGATGTCGGACCTCGCGGCGCTACGGGGGTGGCTGTACGAGCCTCACACGGGCGGGTCATTCACGGCGGGGCAGACGTTCGCCCCGCACGACAAGCCGCGGGTGACGCCGATGAACTGGCAGGAGGTGTACCAGCACACCGACCTGTTGGTGAGCGTCCTGTCCGGGAACGGTCGGCGACGGATGGACGGGGACACCATCCGACTCATTGAAGGGTTGCGGAACCGGTCGCTCACCACACTTGAAGGCGCAGAGGTGGTCGGTAGGGCATGGTCGGCGATGCACCACGCAGAGCGGGTCGGCATGAACATCCTCACCAGCGCCGCCGGCCAGTCCGGCGCGAAGGGTGCGGTAGAGACGATCCTGACATCAGAGGAGGGACGTAGGCGCTTCGGCGGATTGGCGGTCGATGCCTACGAGAAGTTCTACACCGGGGTCTGGGCCAGCAACCCTGACCCGAAAGCGCCGCACGATTCCATCGAGGACATGGTTGTAGCCATTGGAAACTTCAAGGCCGTCCAGACGCACCTTTGGCTATCGGAGGCAATCAACCGCCTCAACATCGAAGCCAAGACCGAGGAGTTCATCGACGACCTGGTCGACCACAACTACGTCCACGACATCACGCAGATGGCAACGGCGGCGGGTGCGAAACCCAACAACCGCATGCACGCCGTCATGCTGTCACGCGAGGTGGCCGATGCCGTCTCCGCCGACCTGTGGGGCACGGAGTACGTCAGCGGCGTTCGCGACGGGGCCAACGTCAACGAAGTCCTCATGGGGTACGAAGGTCTGTCGTCCCCGGAAGCGAAGGGTGCCGCCCGCGTCGTCATCGCGCAGAGCGGGCTCCGCCCCGATCTGTTGGCTATCCGCAAGGGGATCAAGGGCGAGATGCCCCACAGCGGCATGTCCGACGCGTTGGCAAGGTTGAGTAGCGACCCGGTAGAGTTCGCAAAGCAACTGGCCAACCCGCAGACGTGGACGAGTCTGTACTCCAACGCGACCCCGGGCGGGCGCAGCTACTTCATCAGCTCCACCATGGCAGAGCAGATCGCCGGGCTGGTCGAGCGCCACGCCCCTATCGGCAAGCACTTGGCCGCGATCTTGTCGCAGCGCAACGGGGTGCAGTTCGTCAAGGAGACCTTGCTGGAGGGGATGCAGCTCCTCAAGGGCACGATGATCACGGGCGGCACAAACGGGGTCCTCGCGGCGGCGGTGGCGGCTGGCGCACTCTACGGTGGCGCCCCGATCCTGGGAGCAGTCGCACTCGGTGGGGCCATGTGGGCGCTCGCGGCTCCCCCGCGGCTCTCCGGGTACGCCAACAACAGCCTCGGCGCCATCATGCAGGGCGCGATTGAGCTGGGCTGGGGAACGGCGCTCCGGACGGTCGGCGACCCGCGGATAGCCCGTCTTGCCTACAAGGCATCATGGGAGACGGTCCAGTACCGGAAGATGGGCAAGGCCGTGGAGGCGACCGGCAAGGCCGTGGAGGCGCTGCGGAACATGCTCCTCGGCAAGCCCGCGGCGCCGGAGAACATGGTCATCATCTCCCCCGACGGTACGGTCTGGTCCATCGCCGACATCGTCCGCGGCGCCACGCAGTACGGGCTGGACGGCACGCAGGCCCGCTTCGAGTCCTCCGAACGCATCGCCCACAGCTACGACCGCATGGCCGCCCGTTACGAAGCCAGCGCCGCGAACCGGTACACCTGGGGGCTCATCACCACGTTCTTCGGCCGGTACACGCTCAACGAGAACTACCGCCGGATGTACGAACACGTCGATACCTACTTCCGCTACATGTGGCTCATCCGCGGGTTGCAGGAGGGGTTGCCGTTCGATCAGGCGGTGAAGCGGTCGTTGCGGATCTCCTTCGACTACACCGAGACGGCGGAGGTGGACCGCGCGATCAACCACGTCTTCCTGTTCTGGATGTACCAGCGCCGCGCCCTGGACCTCACCATGGCGGCGCTCATTGAGCACCCGGAGACGGTGCTGGGCATGATCCGGTACATGCGCGCGCAGGACTTGACGAGTGGCTACAGCGACACCGACGACGACTACGTGCGGCAGACGGAGACGATTCCCGAATACGTCATGTCCCGGCCGGCGCTCCCCGGCGTCGCATGGCTTCCCGTCGCCAACGTGGACAACTCCGCGATCAAGCCGATGCTCGTGGAACCTCCACAAGTCACGGCGCTCCGGGTGCTCAACGACTTCGGCAGCCTCAACCTGATGTCGCTCATCGGTCGCACCAACCCCGTCGGGCAGTTCGCCGTCAACACGGCGATGGCGATGTCCGGCGGCGAGATGATCTCCTTCTTCCGGAAGCGTCCGGTGGCCGACAGCGACTACGTGATCCCCAACCGGCTGATGATGTGGGACCAACAGGTCACCAACGGCGCGTTTGCCCGGTCGTTCGGCGCACGGGCCTACTACATCGAGGACCCGCAGCGGCGCGCGGTGGACGGCTACCCCTTCGAGTGGCGCGTTGGGGAGTCATCGTCCAACCGCCTCGCCTACGACGCCTTCCGGTCCCTTGTGGCCGGCGCGGGGCCGCTGCTCACCTCCATGGACGTCTCTGACAAGTCGGACAACTACACCGACAAGGCGACGCTGTGGCTCTTGCAGCACATGGAGCCGCCCCCGATTGACGGCACCTTCCACCCCGCGGTGGACGAACATGCCCGCCCGTCCGTGGGCAGGCTGATGGAGGGGCTGCGCTCGTACGGCCTCGGGCTGGGCACGGTTCGGTCCGTCTACGCGTCCCGCCAGCAGCCGCAGAAAGACCTCGCCGCGTCGGTTGCCGCCGCCCTTGCGCAGACGGAGGCGGAGAACAGGGCCGCCAACCCGCCGGAAGTGCGCGCCCCCAACCTTGGCCCGGAGCGCGTGGACGCCGACAAGAGGATCGGGGTCACTCCGGATAAAGCGATCGGGGTGGAGAAATAGGCAGCAAGCTGATCGCAGCGTCGAGGTAATCGGCGCTGTAGACCTCGATGAGCCGGAAGTCGTCCGGGGTGAGGATGAACCCCCTCCCCCGAGCGACGTGCCAATCCGCGGCGACCGACGCCCATTCGATGAGGAACACGCGGCCACCGAGGCGGAGGAGGATGAGCGCCGCATGGCCTTGCTGGACGATGCCGTCCATCCGTTGCGCCTGCCAGTGGGACACCTCGGCGAGCGGCCAGTGGTCGCCAGCATGGTCCTTGGCCTCGGCGGTGAAGGCGTAGGGCACGCCCCGGTGGTTCCCGAGCACCGTGTAGTCAGGAGCGCCGCGGCCGTGAGCAATGGCGTCCTCACAAGCCGCGTCGTCCTTCCATGCCGACGTCCGCGCCGGCTCGTTGCGAATCGAGGCGCAGCGACCAGCACGCGCATACTCGGCGTGCTGGTCCTCTACGGCTTGTTGCCAAGCGCGCCCACGGTTCGCGTGGTGCCTCATGCCTTCGGTGCGCGCGCCTCGGCGTTTTTGTTGGCTACGGCGGTCATCACCTTTCCGGCAACGTCACCAGCAATCGCGGCGATCTCCTGCTCGGTGACGCCGGGCGACCTGTGGTTCTGCCGGCCGAAGCTCCGCACCGGAACGCCCTTCTCGAACTCCATGTCCTCGTTGCCACTCGTGTCGATCAGGACGACCGTGTACCCCAGGACGTCAATGGCGCGGTCGTTGATCGTGGCGCTGCCGTCGTTGTTCCAGTTCTGGTCGCCCTCACCGGTCGAGCGCAACGACGGGTTGAAGATGTAGTGCGCGCCGTCCACGTTCTTGGAGATCATCTCCGGGCCGGAGTCGAGCGCCTGCCGGTCGGTGTGCTTCCGCATCCACGGCTCCACGTAGAGGATGCGCCACGTCCCGTTGATCTGGGTCTGCTGGAACGGCGGCACCATCTCCTTGAACGCGTTGAGCCAGCCGCAACAGAAGCCGTGGAGGGTCGCGGTGCCAAGGATGGCGCTCACCGGCTGTCCGGCGATGTTCGGCGTCACGATCCGGACCCGGTAGCCGTTGACGGTGTGCGGCGCGTCCATGTGCATCTGCCGGTCGCGCGCGTTGCCCTTGTAGGCGAGGAGTTTCCTGACGGCGACGATCATGCCGTCGTACTTGTCGCCCAACGCCATGCGGATGGGGCTCTCGTTGGCGGCGACACACGCCTCCGCCGTCTTGACCATGTAGTCCTTCAACTCCTCGGTCGAAAGGATGATGTCGTCGGGGTTGGCGCCCTGCCCCGGGGTGAAGCCCTCGGGATACTCGGTCGGGTAACTGATCTCGATGCTCATGTTTCCTCGCTGATCTGTCGTTGAAGGTCGTTCACGATCTTGGAAAGCGGAGAGGGCGGGATTGCCCGGGGTCCGCAATAGACAACGTCGTCGCCACAGAAGCCGAACCACCACCCCTCTTTCAGTACACCGGTTTCAGGATGGCACAGTTGGAACCGATGCTCCAGGAGCACCATGGCGCCGCTGTCGGGATCCTTGGCGACCGGCCAGATGATCGGCCGTACATGCCCGCTGCCGACCACCTCGGTCACAGTCATCTGCGTCTCGCCAAGGTACACGACGCTCATGGCAGGACTCCGGGCTCAAGGGCGGACCGCCACCGCTGGCCAACAGCCGACGCCCGACTGCGCTCCAGGTGGAACTTGGCGACACCGCGGACAAGGTTGCGGGTCCGGTACCACTGACGGTCCATGACCGCGGGCAGGTCGTCCCTGCCCACCGCCTGCAACTCGATCTCGTTGAGGAGAAGCAGCCGGTCCAGGTGGTAGGGCGTCACCGCATCTTGCCCACAAGCCAGGCGGCGCATCTCCTCGTAGTCCATGCCGACCAGGATGGCCGCGCTGGACAGTGTGTAGCCGAAGTCAGCGACAAACTCATGCACAGCATCATGCTGTAGGCGACGGATGTGTGGGGGCGGACGGCGGCTCACTGGACATAATATACCGCAACCGGGGCGCGCGCGCAACGGGGGCCACAGCCTGCGCCGCAGTCTTGACGCTGATGGGTGGCGGTACTGTCCCCGCATCTTCGGAGCGTCTCGTGGTCCCAGGAATCCAAGGCCCCTTCCTCGTCGGTCAGGCTGTCGATCTTTCCAACAGTCGCACCGGAAGTGGCGCGGGGCAGGCGGAGGGCAAGGTTGAATCCGGCCTCGCCTTCTACAACAACCTCGGCGCGCTCACCAAGGGCACGCTGGTCTACCCGACCAGCTACCACGCCCTCGGCCGGGTGGTCGCCAAGGCCGACGGTGACGCGAGCGCGAAGTTCCCGGTCTACGTGGTCGCGGAAGACACCGCGGACGCAACCATCGGCATGATGGTCGAGCGCGGCGTATTCCAGGTCGCGAGCTTCGACACCAGCGGCTCCGCGGTCGGCAACCCGGTGTACGCCTCGGGTACGGCCGGCGCCGTCACCCTGACCAACAGCGGCGGGCTTCCCCTCGTCGGGCGCGTCGCCTCCCCCCTCTCCGCGGCCAGCGGTTCCGGCTACGTCGCCTTTGACATCCCCGGCGAGAAGGCCAACAGCGGGTCGGGCGGCGTGTTCTACGCGGCCAACGGGTCCGCGGCTGCCCCGTCGGTCACCTACGCGACGGACCCCGACACCGGCACCTACCGCTTCGCGGCCAACAGCCTCGGGTTCGCCATCGGTGGCGTCTCGGCGCTGGTGCTCGCCGGCTCCGCGCCCACCGTCTCGGCCGGCGCCGACACCGCCGGGCAGGACGTCTACCTCTTCGCGACCGCAGCGGGCATTGGCACCTCGGGCGCCAAGACGGGCGGTGCGCTTCGCCTCAAGTCCGGTGGCGGCGGGCCCGCCGGAACGGACATTGCCTCGGGTGACGGCGGGGCCCTCGGCCTCATCGCCGCGGACGGTGGGTCCAAAACGGGCACCACGGGCGCGACCGGTGCGGGCGGGGCTCTTTCCGGTTCCGCCGGAACGGGCGGCAGCAACGCCACGGTCACGGCGGTTGCCGCGGGCGTCGGTGGTGCGGCCAACTTCTCGTCCGGGCAGGGCGGGAACCAGACTGGTGCCGCGGCATCCGGAGCCGGTGGAGCCGGTGGCGCCGCGTCCTACGGGTCGGGGGCGGGCGGAAATGCCAGCGGCGCGGGCAGCACCGGTAATGGCGGAGCCGGTGGGGCGCTGGAAACCACGGCCGGCGCCGGTGGAACCTCCGTTGGCGGAACGGGCGGGGCCGGCGGTGCCTTCCTCGGCCGCGGCGGTGCCGGCGGGCTGTCCTCGACCGGCAACGGCGGGGCGGGCGGAGCAACCACGGTTCAGTCCGGCGTCGGCGCCACGGGCGTCGTTGGCGGGGCTGGCGGGGCGCACACGACCGTCGCGGGTGCGGGCGGTGTAGGGACCACCACGGCGGGGGCAGGCGGCGTTGCCAGCTTCGCGGCTGGTGCTGGAGCGGCTGGCGCCACCACGGTTGCGGGCGGGGTCGGCGGGGCTGCCACGGTCTCGGCCGGTGCGGGTGGCGCCAAGGCGGGCACCGGGAACGCGGCGGGTGGCGCGGGTGGCGCGCTCACCGATTCCGGCGGGGCCGGCGGGGCGACTGCATCGAGCGGCGCTGACGCGGGTGGCGCGGGCGGTGCGTACATCGGCAAGGGCGGCATCGGCGGGAACGCCACGGCCGGCACCGGGAGCGGCGGAGCCGGTGGGGCCAGCAGCATCATCGGTGCCGCGGGCGGAACGTCGGCGGGCGGCTCGGGTGGCGCTGGTGGCGCGGTTGCGGTGACGGCCGGTGCGGGCGGGAACGGCAGCGTGGGCGGCGTGGGCGGCACGGTGACGATCACGGCGGGCGCGGCGGGCACGGGCGGAAACGTCGCAGGCGGCAACGTCAACCTGATCCCGGGGGCCGCGACCGGCACCGGGTTGGCCGGCGAAATCCAGGTGAACTCCAGCACGGCCGGGTTCGTCCCCGTGTCGTTCTACTGGGTTCCCGACAGCGTTGACACGCCGTTCTTCGTGGCCAGCCGCGCGTACCGGGTGAAGTCCATCCGTACGCGCGTCGAGGTGGCCGGAACGGACGGCGGCGCGGTCACTGCGGTCATCAACAAGGCGGCCAGCGGCACGGCGATCACGGCGGGGACCATCCTCCACGCCGGGACCATCGACCTCAAGGGTGTGGCGGCGACCAATCAGCCGATCACCCTGTCGGCGACCGCGTCTGACCTGGAAATCGCGGCCGGGACCTGCATCGGCATCGACTTCACCGGGACGCTCACCTCCGCGGTCGGTACCGTGACGGTCACTCTCGCCCCGGTGTGATAGACCTCGGGTGCGTCGATTCCGGCGCACCCGACCCGAGGCTTCCGT